GCCGTTGTTAGATCGGAAAGTTGCTGCGATCCGGTTGTTGCACACATTGGTTGTGTACGGAATCATAAAATAGGAGGAAAAACCATTATGACTTGCTCTAAATGCGGATCGGAAAATGTATCCATTCAGGCGGTGACAACCGTAAAAAACAAGCATCACGGTATTTTTTATTGGCTATTATTTGGTTGGATGTGGGATCTTTTGTTATGGTTCTTTTTGACAATTCCAATGCTTGTCTTCAAACTGTTTGCCCCCAAAAAATTAAAGAGCAAGACGCACTCAGAGGCCGTGTGCCAGAGTTGCGGTCGACGCTGGGCGGTGTGAAGCCGTGAATACGCCGTGGTGGAATCAAAAACAAAAGCGGTGGCAAATGACGGTCAGATTCGAGGGGCGCACAAAAACGGTCACGTCGCCCAATCCGTCGGTCAAGTCCGGTCCGGCCGAGTGCAGACGCAAGGCGCTCGATTGGAAAGAAGGATATACCGACAAGTCAACGTGGCTGTTTTCGCGGTGCTGGGATGATTACCTTGCCGATGTCAAGGCGCGTACCTCTGACGCCAATTACAAGAACGTCGAGAAGTTGGGCAGACTGTACCTTGCTCCCCGACTTGGCACGTTCAAGATGTACCGAATCTCTGATCAGGACTGGCAGGACTGCATAACGAAGATTGACAAGCCACTGTCAAGGAAGTATCTATCAGACATTCGCGGCACGGTTGCAGGGTTTTGGAGATACGCGAAACGGTCACGAATGATCGAGCGCATCCCTGACCCCCTCAGGCTTCCCACAAACGCGCCGGTCATTGGCAAGGGCATCCTGATGCCGGAGCAGGTGGAAACACTGTTCAGCGCATCAGAGGCGTGGTACATCAATGCGTGGCGACTGATGGCGGCAACCGGAATGCGTCCAGGCGAAGTATACGGATTACAGAAAAGCGATATATCTGAGGTAATCCGTGTCAGACGATCAGTCAACACCGATAATAAGATCACGCAAGGAAAAAATAAAAACGCCATCAGAGAAGTCGCCCTGTCTACTGCTGCAGAAATTATCATCATGGATCAGTTGGAGCGCATCAGAAAGATGGAGACGGAGCTGCACAAGGTAACACCCTGGTTGTTTCCAGAACCGGATGCATCAGATCCATCGCATCGCAGAGCATATCAGGAATGGACGCGCTACAGGGCCGCCAACGGAATCCACGTGTCTCCGTACAGTCTGCGTCATACTTTCGTGTCAATGAACAAGGACGTGCCGCTGGCCACCTTAAAACGGATGCTAGGCCACACAGAGGACATGGACACCCACAGAGTATATGATCATAAGGTTGATGGTGATTACAAGAAAGCAGCAGACAGCATTGACAATTCAATCGGCAGATACATCAAATAGCAAACGTGGTACTTTCAGTGGTACTCGAAAAAAGAAAAGAGCCTGTGAGGTTACTCTCGCAGGCTTCTTTATTGGTCGGAGTGAGAGGACTTGAACCTCTGATAAACATGCAACATGTTGCGTTTAAGTGCGTAAATGCCTGTTATATCGGCACATTTGGCAATATATTGCACTTCAAATGCGGTCTATCGCATGGCAACGTGGTACAAAAACGTGGTACTTTTCCGGTAGACAATTGCTGTTGATCAAGGGAGTGATGCCCATGCACTGCATCCCTTGAAACCTCGTGACCGCAGTGGTTACGGGGTTTTTCATTTTCAAATGTTGTAGCTGATGGTGTAACATGGTTTCAGAACGCGAAAAAGGCCGCCCAGGAGTTACCCCGGACGGCTTTTCGTTCGTTCTTATTTGGCGGCTGATCTCAGCACGCATGTAACGGCGGTGCATTGCCCGTCCCACGTCGCACAGTCGCACCTGCCGCGCTTGGCCGTGCAGTAGTGGCCGACATCAGAACCGGCGCGAGCAGTGCCACCAGAGGCCAGCACAGACAGCGACGATGGCAATGCAAGCAGCATAAATGACCTCGATGCGACCACCCCCTCAAGTAACCAATTCGCCACGATTACAAACTCAACATCCATTTATCAATTATTGACGCAACAACATCATACCCGACTGACGTTAAATGTTGATTATCGCTATAATACACAGACGCAATGCTTGGGATAAGTGGATTTAGGTGACACGTTTCCCATATGTTCACATATGGAACACCCCATTTTTTGCAACAATCGACAATTCTATCAAAAAATTGTTTTCTTGCTGTTTGTTGTTCCAAACTTCCCATCTTGTGAGCGATAAGAAATCCTATTTTCTTTCCGGGGTATTTAATAATAGCCTGTTTCAATGTACTCTCAACGGCTCCAGTAAACTTTGTCGTATCGAGAACTGCGTCAAACCCGGTACTAATATCTCCAATATTGCCAATTCCAAGAAGATCGGCATCATTAGTACCACCTTCAAAGACAATGTATTCAGCATCAGATCTATATCCAGAAACGCTTTCGCAAACACAGTGTCTTCCGACTAATCCAGATGCTATTACTCCACCGTCTACGGCATAGTTTGTATATGGCATGCTATATTTGCTCGTAATTCGCCCTGCGTATCCATCCAATGCATCGTTAATCGCATTGGCAATACTATCACCATCGAAAATAGCGATTTTTCCAAGCAAGTTATTTCCTGCTTCTGCATACTGCTTGTAGTTAAGGCTATATACTTCATTGAAATATTTTTTATGTGGAATATATGCGTCAGGATATGCCGCCCCAACAACTGCCATAACAATGGGAAGTTTGGATGTTACTATATTGAATCTTAAATATTTTGCATTTGCGGGCACAGTTGCATTGCCAATTTCTCCACTAAATGTTGGAACCTCCCGTCCAATCCATGTATATGAATCATCATAAAAATGCATCTGCGCCGCTCCACCAAAATTTGAAACGTCAAGATACGCAAACACAGTATCACCAGGATTTACACCTATATAATGCGTTACAGTACAAGGAGCATAATTAGAAAGTGAACCTGTATTATATGCGAGCATTTTGCCATCAAGGTTATTTGCGTTGGTTTTATCAAACAAATTTTCTGAGGTTACTATTAGTGGTGGAGAAATAATTTGCGCCAATTGGTTACCAACTGCTTGCATCTGTGTGAGCAGTTTATCGTCACCGGCATAGTAATTGCCAGGATCAGACATCGGCAGATTTCCGGCGTCAGTAGCGGTCACCGCGCGAATGTTTGTACCATCACCGGCGATGACTCCGGTCAGGTTGGTCAGCGTTGATGTGTTGATCGTGCCAGCCGCTCCGGCCTGTGCAATCAGTGTGAAATACGTTCCGTTGGTCGGCAGGTTGCCTGTTGAATTGAGAAAGCAGACATATGACGAGCCATTGTATGCGACCTTCTCCCCGACCAGATAAGCATGACCGGCATCGTATGACGCGTGCCATGCGTTGCGTGCATTTTCGGATGTGACGCGTGTGCCCTCTGCGCTTACCCTGGATCCTTCTGCGATAACCCGGAGTGCTTCTTCATCAACGCGGTCACCCTCGGCGATTACGCGCAAGCCTTCCGCAATGACACGGTCCGATTCTTCGTCTACTCTGTCACCCTCTGCAACAACACGAGCCGATTCAGCAATAACACGCAGACCTTCCGCAGTCTGAATAGCCGGAACCCATGCCGGATAGACCTGAGTCGTTGGAATCGACACGCCACCCGGGACGAGCTTCACGCCGGACAATGACACCTTGAGTGGAGTGAATAGATTCGAGTCGGTGAACTGCACGTACATTGTCAGCAGTCCTTCGGTTGCGATCAGGCCGGATTCAAGCAGGCACGTGACCTTGTTACCGGCCAGCACAACGCCGTCAGATGCGTCACGATCAGCAACAGTGCCATTCGCCAGGACAAAGTGCAGATTGACAGTGCCGGTGATTGCGGTGACATCGGACCATGTGATTTCGAGTGTGACAGCGGTGTCACCCGAACGGATGACCTCGCCGATGTTGATAGCCCTTGTAGACGACGTGACGGACTTTGATATCGTCAGTGAATTGACTTGTCCCATATCTGGAGACTCCCTTCATATGGTAGCTTTCGCGGTTTATTCCAACGCGCGTTTGATCATCTGGTATTTCTCGGCTAATGGCTTGACCGATGCGATTTCTGCCGTGATCTGCGTGATGGTGCTGTCTTTCGCAGCCAGTTGCGATTTGAGCGAAGCAATCTCGGACTGTGACGCGGCGACTTCATTGGTCAAAAAAACCACCTTCGCGGTGGCTTCTTGCAAGGCGCCTGACAGATCCGGTGCCGGGGTCGTGGCTTCACGGTACTCAATGCCAAGATCGTCCAGAATGCCGTATGCGATTGTTTCACCGATAGTCTGGGGGTTCTTCCATACCCATTTGCAGTCCTGCTCGTTGGTATGATAACCGCATTCGATGTACGCCGTGTCGGCGTTGACTTGAGTTATTTCGGCAAACGTGTACTTGACTAAAACAACTTCACCGAACGCGTAGATGCCCTGCAAGCGCTTCTGAATGGCTTTGGCCAGTTTTGTCGATGACCTTGTAGGATCATCAGGGTTGTAACACCCAATCGCGATACCGTGTTTGTTCGGATCCGCTGAAGCATTGGTGTGATAGCAGATGTGCTTGTCTGCACCCCACGCGTTTGACTCAGTGACGAACGCGTCATACCTCAAGGCCGGATTGTTGCGCTTGATCTCTTGGCCTGCCTTGATCAGCAGCGCATCAGCAAATTCGGCAATCCGGTTACACGCAATTTCTTCCGTATAACCCGGCACAACACCGATATTTGCCTGTTGGCTTGACGGCGATTCGTAAATCTTAGCCATTATCCTTCACCGCCCGACGTCTTCGTTTCGGTTGTGGTTGTTTCAGTTTTGGTCGCAACCGGCTCGTCTGGCTTTTTGGAGAAGAAATAGGTTATCACCATGATCATGATGGTCATAAACTGTTCAACCGCGAGCCTTCCGGTAATAGCCAGATAAGAAAAAACGCCGGTCAGCGTGAGTGTGACAAGCGTTTTGACATTGATTAGTTTGGCAAGTTGAGTTTTGAATTCCATGTTATTGCCCCTCGCTTAAATCTGTTGCTCTTGCCTTTTTGGTTGGCAGGTTGCAAAGCCGTTCATATAGTTCTGTTCCGGTTCCGTTTCCTCCAAGTGCATGGTATTGTTTGTAAATGTTTTCCACGTTCTTCAATCCGTCGATGCTGATCTGACCGGATCGTTCGCACTCGTTGTATATCTGATACAAGCGATCCCACAGCAAAGCCATCATGCCGAGTTTGATTGCGTCCTGTTGCTTCACTCGACAGGACAATTTGCGATAGGCCAACGATAGTCCGGCAATGATACCGCCGAACAGAACTTGCAGCCAATATGTGAAAATCCAGTCTTTCATGCTGATGCGCTCCTTATGCTTTCCATCTGCCAATGGCTTTGACGTATGCCGTCAGCGATTGTGTCTGCGATGTCGGGTTGACAGGTCGATAGTTCCACGCTGAAACACTGACCGCAACAGTAGCAAGATAGCCAATCATGTTCGTACCAGACACATTGCCGGTCGGAACGGGCGCTGCGTGAAACACATGGGGGAATGTCCACACCTTGTCAGCAGAAGTAATGAACATGGATCCTGCACCCGCAGTGACCGCTGTGCTGCCGAGATCAAGCGTCGCATAGCACTCCAGGGCGCCATCGGAGTATTTGATGTATGTGCCGTTTGCGTCTGTCCCTGTCGCAATGATCCCGACCGTTTCGCTGATCGCCACGCCGACATCACTATGAGCCAGCGTAAAAAACAATCCGGTTGTCTTGACATAATAGGTATTGGCTGTCGTGACAATCGTGTTTGCAGTCGTGTAGTCAGCAAGGTGCTTAACTATCCCGCCATCAACAACAACATACGTCACTTTGTCACACTTGATTGCCGCGACTTCGTACTTGGTGTAGAAAATGCAACCGGAGATAATGACGTCGAGCATTACGTGCGCCGAACCGGTCAGATTGATAACCGCGCAACCTGCCGTCTGCGAAGTATTATTGTTTTCGAAATAGCAGTCTTTGATATTAACCGCATATCCTGCATTTGCCAATATCGCATCTTTGGCGTTCTGTTGAAACGAACTATTGGCAATTGAAACGCATTGCGAGTCATCGGATATAAAGACGCCATAGCCTAACGAATCGTTGAAGTTACAGCCGTGAATCAAAATATCGTTTGACTGATCGCCCAAGTTCATCAGGGAAGTGGAACACGCTGTCATCCTGCAAAAGTTGAACGAATTGGAGAATGAATTGACGAGCGTAATTCCATCAACACAGCCATCGATTGAAACGCGATTCAGTGCGCCCTGTCTAGCGTACACCGATTCCAGTCCGACTGTTGCAGTCGCGGCACCTGACGGTAATGTAAGTCTTCCGTTAAGGCTGAGATCGCTTATCTCCCAATAATATACCGGAGTGCCTACCGTACCGTTCAGTTTGATGATTGGTTTAGCAACAGCCATGTGAATGATCGTGTCCGTGTTGCCAGAACCCCTAATTCTGGCAGTTGTTGGGACAAGCAACGTATCGGAAACAAGGTATGTTCCTGCCGGAATATATAACTCTAGGTTTGCCGCAACTGCAGCAGTGATCGCCGCCTGTAATGCAGTTGTGTCGTCCGTCGTTCCGTCGCCGACTGCGCCTTGCTTTTTGGCGTCTATTGCAATGTTGGCGAGAACTGCCATTGCCGTTGAAAATGCATTATATTCGCTTGTTGATTCGACAGATGCAGTTACGTCGGGAGATGCAATTATCTCAATGTCAAAAGGCTGTGTCCTGGTCTCGTTGGCTGACGAATCCACAATGAGAAGCGTGCAGGCCAGCGTGCCAGCCGCCACGATCATCTGTTCGGTCAATGTTATCTGTGCAATGCCACTAGTCGGCGTGATAACAGTCAGCGCGTTGAATACCACGGATGCATCAGGCTTGACGGCGTATATCGTGACGGTTGAGCCTGTCAGGTTGACAGGCACGGCTCGGTCCGTGATTGTGAATTGCAACGTCCTTCCGAGTATCTCGCGCTGCGGCACTGAGATCCTTTCGCGCAACTTATCCCATATGTCGATTGTGATTGATCTCATTTTATCACCTCTTGCATCATCAGGCCCAAGTCGGACCGATCAATTATTCCGTCATTGTTCATATCTGCCGTGTTCAGTTGGTATTGCGTGGCGTTGTATCGGTTTATCATCATTCGCGACGCGATGGTCAGGTCGATCACGTTGACTTGTCCGTCAAAGTCAACATCACCGGGAACCGTGCCGCCGAGTAGCACGGCTATAATCACCAGACAAATTGCAATCTTTACCATGTCGCAACCACCACCCCGTTCTTTGTGATTGTTAAGGCGGTGTCTGTCAGCCTCAACTCAACATTGTTTACTCCTCTTGACGTGTACAGATACGCATATGGCGCCGTTCCAGATGTTCCACCAAACAGACGCGCCATCGAATAGCCAGTGCCGTCACCTTTTGCGTAAAGTCGCATACCGGCTGCAGGACTGGTTGAATCAGGAAACGCGTTGATATAGAACGTGTTTTGATAAGTGAAAAACCTTGCAAATTCGTACCAAGAGCTGTCGCTTGAGTCGTACCGCCAGAAGCTCATTACCCCATCGGCCAACGAATCAGGATCCGGCTCCATCGACACGTAAATCTTGTCAACATTGTCAATCTCGCCGAACGTATCAGTGACTAGACGTGCCTTGCCGTTGACAACCTTAAACCCACCAACGACAACACCATCGGCCAATAGTTCAAATCCGTCTGTGCCGTTTGCACGGACCTTCATCACTATGCCGTCGACTGTTGCCTCGCTGACAAATCCTTCTGTATGATTGATGTAAACCTCGTTGTACTTTTCGTTCTGCTTCACAACTCCGGTGTAATCGTTTTTCAATATTGAAATATCAATGTCGATATCAACGACTGACTTGCCGATGTTCGGACGTTTCGCGCCGAGCCGGATCTGATCGTGACGGCCCCTGAGCGCATCCCACTTGTAGGACACGACTCTCAGATCGGTGTCGATCAGGTCATAAACGATGTGTATCGTATCGCCTAGTTGGACAGTTGACAGGTTGATGTATTGCTGGTATTCCTCGGTATCGCCCAGCTCCGCAAACTCAACGTCGATTGACACTTCCGGTTGGTCGCAGTTCAACGCCAATAACGCGTTCGCCCTTGCGGTCAACTCTGTCCGTGCTGCAGCGATGTCCGCATACAACACAACACCGTCAACAACCTTACCGACTTTGATATCAGCGAAATGCACGTGCTTGATTCGGGGATGTGGATAATCAGCGATATGAGCAGAATCAACGTACTTCGCCGCCAAATACAGAACCGTGTCGTCTTCATTGAGTCCGGTCGGCATGATCCGCGTGACGACGTTCGTGTAATCCGTTTGTGCGTCAACGCCTGTCATGTTCTTCTTATAGGACACGACTCGACCATTGTCAGCGCCGATTGACGAGTTGATTGCGATAGAGAAGTTATCCCTCTGAATCTCGCCGCCCCACTTGTTGAGGAACGAATTGTCATCGTCGGATATCAATGCCTGAACAGGATTGACGAGCGCGTATGATGCGTTCTGAGTCGTTGCGATGTCGGACAATCCCGTGAATGTCGTCGCGTACTGTGTAGCCCCCAGGATGGCGTCAATCGCTTCCTCGCCCGTGTCAGCGGTCAACGCCAACGTTTCGATGATGTTTCCTAGCAGGTCATAAAAGATGTGCCGCGCATTTGCGACAATCTCGCCCAGGATATTTTTACGGACCCGATAGATGCGGAACAACTGAGCGCCGTCAGGTGTCGGAACATACAGGATGTTGTCGTTGACCAAGCGTTCCCACTTGCCGTATTCGTCTTTGGGATGCGTCAACTCCAGTTCATACTCGCCGTTTATCTCTTGCATTACCGGACATGCAGTCGGAGCCAAAGCACCCAATCCGTTGTTGGTCGGGACCGCTGTTATGGTACTGGCATGAACAGTGATCATCAGTACCACCTCGCGTTAATCTGGATTGATACGCTCGTAATTCCTGCGCCGACCGTGACCGTGTGAACGCCCGGAGTCAACGAAGGAAAGCCGCCCGACACGGTGCTGTTCTTACTGACCGCGCCTGCATAGCATTCCTCAATCTCGCTGTTCATCGTCACGCCGGACTCGGCGAACACATACGCGTCTGAATCAATCGTGAGCGTGCCTGTTCCGGTCACAGCGATGATCGGGAACGAGTTGACTGTACCGTTGTTATTGATCACGCCGGAGGCCGTCAGCGTCACGCTGGACGGTGACTTCTCGTAACGGAACGGTTGGCACTGGAACACGACAACAAAATTCTTAACCGCGTTGGTGAACCGCTCCGGCTCGATCTTCGACACGACCCTTGCTTTGACGCAGTGTTCTGGATCGTCCGAGGTCGTCAGGTTACCGACTCCGCGCAGCCATGCGAATATCTCGCTTCGCCTTGTGTCGTCGATCATGGTCATCTCGCACTCTACTTCATACGATGAGTACGAGCCGTCAGCGATATGGAGCGTGCCGTCGCGTCCCGGTATTTCAACGCTTTCGACACGTTCCTCACCTACTTGGAAATAAGGCAGTTTGCGAACGGCTATATTGAAATCGATTGAATTTAGACCGTTAAACTCGATCCACGAAATTCCGTCAAGCCATTCCATTAGCCGCCGCCTTTCTGTTCATGTAGTAATCCAGTTCTTCGGCAAGCTGTTGAACGTCTTGCTTGCGATTGTTGACAAACGATGCGATGTTGATCGTAATCCCTCCGCGATTTCCGGCCTTTGCTTCTTCTGCCGTCAGGACGCGTTCGCCCTTGTGCAGCAGTGCAGGAAATTCGTCGTAAGGAACATAGTCAAGGCCGACAGCCAGACGTGGGATGTGCGGAAGCGAAAACGACTTACCGCCAATGCCCGGAATCCAGTCGGGTACAGTGATCGACCCGATTTTTGCAAATGCACTATTGATCATGTCAATCAAATAGTTCAGCGGCGCTTTGATCAAATTACCGATGCCGGAGAATATGTTTCCGAAAGTGTCAACGATTCCCTGCCAGGCTTGTTTCCAGTTTCCTGAGAATATGCCTGTAACAAAGTTGATAATGCCGGACAGTGCTCCGATGATGTTGTCAATGATCGGCATCAACGCATCGATCGCAAACCCCAGCGTCTCCCCAAAGGCCTGTGCAAGAACGTCAATGACCGCGGTCAGAGGAGGAATGATGATGTTGAGCAGTTTTAACAGCGGAGGCAACAGCAAGTCAAGCAACTTGAGGACAGGCGGCAAAACGGACTCGATTATCTTTAAGAACAACGGCATCAACTGTATGATGACCGGAAGCAAGCCCTTAATGATATCCAAGAGCACCGGCATCAACTGTTGAATCAACTGCATTAAAATCGGCATCGCCGCCGCGAAAAACTCTCCGAGCACTGGACCGATCTGTGCGAACATGCTTTGAATCATCGGCATGTTCTCAATGATCAGGTCTGCGAACGTCAGGACAATCGGCACGAGCGAACCAGCAAGACCGGCAACCGCGCCACCTGCAGCCATCGAGATTTTATCAAATGTGTCTCCGAGTTTTTCGCCAGAGTCAACCGCGTCGTTAGAAAGAACCGCGCCCATGTCAACAGCTTCTTGCTTTAGTTTGTTTATGCCTTCCGATCCCTCCGAAAGAAGCGGTGACAACTCTGCATATGACTTGCCAAAGATGTCATTGGCGATAGCATTGCGTTGTGTCTCGTCGTCCATGTCGGCAAGTTTAGCTATGACCTGGTCGAATGCTTCACCGGACGAGCCTAGTTTCTTTACATCTAGGCCGAGCGCCGCGTATGCAGCCTGCGCCGTTTTGGATCCTGTTGAAGCATCACTAAACGCCTTCTGTTGCTTGACCATTGCGGATTCAAGCGTTGACGCTTCCATGCCGGACAACTTTGCCGCGTATGCGTATTTCTGGTATGCCTCTGCGGTCATGCCTGTCTTTTTCGCGCTGTCCGATATGGCCCCTGTGGTCTCTGTGACTTTGCTAACCATAGTGGTCAGTCCACCAACAGCGACGGCAGCGCCCGATAAAACAGCCGCACCGACCTTGCCAGCCGTGCCGACTATCTTCCCCAGCTTCTCACCGGCGCCCGACGCCTTCTTGTCGGTCTGGTCGAGTGATTCGTTGGCTTTCGTGTTATCGACGAGGACAGACCCCATCAGTCTAAACAGTTCCATGTGTCACCTCCGAATCATTCCGGTTAATTCCTGCTCAATCGCCTCGTTGGATATCTCCGTAAAGGTTTTCTCACGCTTGAATATCTTCTCTTTGTATTCGCTAAACCCGACAAACGTTGCACCAGGCAGCATCATCAACGGAAGCATGATCTTCCACACTTCCCACGCCTTGCCGGTGACCTCTTGCTCAATCGCCTTGATTAAAAGTTTGTGTAACATGGTTGCCGGTGTTTTTGATTCTCTTGTTATTCCGTAATGGCCGTACAATAATCTAAGCGTTTCCGCTTGCCCTACTGCACAGCCTGTTTGAAAAAATCGGCGATCTCAGGCTCTTTCATCAGCAACTTCAACGACGCCATAGTAACGGAGAATGGTTGCGCCTTGATCTCGTCGGGTGTCTTACCGTCCAAGATTGCAACAACGTCAAATATTTCGTTTTTGATTTTTCCTGCGTTCTTCAACAGGAACGTGAACAGTTCGACGCCGACTTGGTTTTGCGTCTTTCCTTTAACATCAAGGTTCTTTCTCCATGTTTCAAAGTCGAGTTTTTCATAGATCGTAGCAACACTGGCCAGCACGTCAAATACAGTTTCTGTCGATATCATGGAACCCTCCATCAAGGAATAAGGGAGCCGGTGTTACCCGACTCCCTCGGTTGATTAAGCAGCTGTGGTGAAGTTCTTGGCGACCGTGACCATCTTGTTTCCAGCCAGGTCGCGCACATTCGAGATAACCCAAATGTAAGCGGTTGCGGCGTCAAGAGATGCGGTCGGATCGAACGTGGCAATAAATGTGCCGGACGCGTAGGTGAGCGTACCTGCGACAATGGTTCCGTCCGATGCCTTGATCAATACGAAGTTGTTTGTGTTGATGTCGGCGGTCTTGACGGCTTCGGAGAACGTCGCGGTCAGGTTTGCCGTGATGACAACATTGGTTGCGGCATCAGCAGGAACGGTAATGACTGTCGGAGCCGTAGAATCGGCGCCCATTGTCTCAACGGACTCGACGGTGAATAGGTTGTCGGTGTCGTCAACAGCGTCCCAATGCGCGGCAAACTCGAAACCGACGCCACCCTCTGCTTTTGGCGCTGCACTCAACTCAAAGTCGCCCTCGTTCATTGCGTTGAACAGCACGATCTTTTTGTAAGTACCGCCGACACACTTTGCAAACATGGTGACATTGGCCAGGTATGCAGACGTTCCGACGATGCCAACGTTAGCGCTTGCACAGGTGATCTTGCTTGCGGCATATGTCGCGTACGGCATAGCTAGCGCAAGGTCGTCCATGCTCGTGTCGAGCGAAGTGATGGACAACACCGCACTAATGTCGTCAACGATCTGTAACCCCATTGTGGGGCCTTTCAGACCGTCATACTCAATCTGCCTGAGTGTCTTTGTGACTTTGAATGTTGCGCCGCCTTTGGACGGCCCGAGACGCCGCTCCCCTACTTCTCCGAAATTGACATAGACCATGCCATAGTCAATCTGGATGTTTTCGAGTTGCGTCTGAGTGATTTGTCTCTGCATTTATTGGCTCCTTTCAAACAAGTGCGCCTCGAAAATGTACTTGCGGCGCTTGATTCGTTTATCATCGTCTTGCAATGCGTGTTTTGATTCGAGATAGAACGTCACGCCAATGCTGTCAGATGTGATCGTGTATTTATTTAGCCCGTTCTTCACGGTTGTCATGAGTGCTTCTATTGCGGTTGTGTCACCGCCGACAGGAGTGTCCCATCCGTCAACGTCAACATTGACAACCTGCATCCACTCGCCATTGTCTGTAGTCGTTGGAAAGTCAAACACGAGATAGGGGAAAACGGCGCTTTCGTCTGCAACTTGGAAATAGACTCGCGGATGCAATGTTTTCAAATACGCCTGTAACAGCGTTCTAAGTTCCGTCATCCTCGTTATCCCCCTCGTCGTTCTCGTCCATCATGGCCAGCGCAAGCGCTTCGTCTTCCATAGCGCTCAGGTACTTTGATTCGATGTGTACTATTTCTGGAATGTTTTCATAAACGGTGCGTCTCAAAATGTGCCGAGCCGGTTGACCAAACTCGCCCAACTCCTGACGTGCGCCATACCAAGAATCGTGCTTGAACCCGATCTGTAAATCGGTTTCTTTTTTTCTTACCCAATATTGCGTGCTGTTGTACGGGCGTTTAGCGCGTTTCATGCCAGGCATTTTCTTTATTTCCTGCATGATGCGTTTTCTGAGGAACTTTCCGATATCGCGCAGCGCGGCACGTTGGAGTTCTACCAACGTGTATTTGCACCGGTCAACACTGGAAACGTACTCAACATTTGCTTTCTTGATCTTGATGACACTCTTTGGAATCGGCATCAGATCACCCCGTTTACAACGCCCTGGACAAGAAGTTCTGTCGTTTCGTCGGTCTTGTCATAAGTCCGAATGATTTTGTATTGTTTTGAGTTCCACTCGGCCAGCGGCTGTTGTGAATAATCGCACGTCCGAACAATGAACATTAGCTCCGGTCTCAACCCTGTTGCGGCAGCCTGGTAATACTCAGACTGCCGAACAGATGCTTTGTCAGCGAATACGGTTGTTTCCGTTTCGGTTTGCACCGGATCTCCAAGAGCGTTGACAGTTGAAGTAATGGCAATCAAAATCAATTGCTCATTGAACAACATCGCTACACCCCCAACACGATTGAAACAGATACCGCAGTGTCGATAACATCAACCAGATTGAGATCGTCATCGTCTGCCGTGTATCCGTCTGCGCTGATCGCGTACGTGTAGTTATTGCCAGGCTTCACATAGAACACAACAGTGCCAGCCGCGCCGGTTAGCAGCGTCTCGCCGTTGAATGTCACGTATGCCCGTCTGATCGCCGCCCCCAGGCTGTTAACCACGGCAAATGTCACTTCAAAACTGTTATACTCGGCGCTCAGAGATAGCAAGTCGCGCATCGACTCGTACGAACGCATCAGCTTGTCTCGGTCTGGATTGTTCCATCCGAAATTAGCTTTTGCATACGTCAAAATAGCCTCTTTAACCAGCGGAGACTCGCCAGACACGGCATCTGGAGTGATTCCGACGATCTGCATTTCACTCATTGCCGTTGCAATAAGGTCGCTGATTTCACCGTCATAAGCCGTGCTGGTTACTCTCAGACGTATCTTTGCATCACTCAACAGGCTCATGTGCTACCTCATTTCACCAACAGGTCAATAACCAGGTCTTTGAACGCGACATGGCGGCTCCTGGCAGATACAACGTCGCCGGTTATCCTGTCCTGATCGACGATAACGTTGCTGCCAACGAAGCATACCTGGGCGACTTTGCCAAAGTCGTCGGCAACCTGTCCAGCGACATCAAGATCGACCGTTCGACCGAGTCCGGCTTCCTGAACAACAGCATCGACTATCGCGGCACCGCAATCTTTGACTGTGATGTTGCCGATCCTCGCGCCATCGTGAAACTGAACGTCTGATCATAACCAAAAACATCTGATCGGGGGCGGCGTAAAGCCGCTCCCATCTCTTTTGAAAGGGGCAATCCTTAAATGGGAAAAGCAGCAGTCAAACATAATTTCGGCAAGAAGATCGACTCGCTCGGCGCGTCTGATTACGACTTGCTCCAGATCGCCCGTGTCACGATTGACAACGCGGCTCTGGCTTCCACTACCGCCGTTCACGCATCCGAGGTGTGCGGCATTGCCGAGACGGTTATCACCACCGGCATCACCAACCCTGTAACTCCTCGCGTCCTGACACTGACCTCTGGCGGTACTGCCGCAGACATCAAAGCGGTTCAGGCCGTCATCGTCGGTACCAACATGGCCGATGAAGTTATTTCCGAAACAATGCCTGTATTCACCGTCAACACAGCCACAACCGTCACTGGCGTGAAAGCATTCAAGACCGTCACGAGCATCACCGTTCCGGCAATGGATGGCGCGGCTGCCGAAGTTGCTTGCGGCACCGGTCCGGCGCTCGGCATCCCTTACAAGATGGCGTATGCAACCGATGTTCTGAAATGCTACTT